AATTGAGCTACCGAACCTTAAAATACAATTCACCTCTAAAATAATTCTGACTAAGGACCATATAAAAAGTCTTATTGATTTATACAAACAGGATATTGACGGACGATATGTTTATAAAGGCAGAGAAGTTGCAATGATTCCGTACAGAGGCAATAACAGATATTTGGTGTTGGGGGTGACGGAGAATGGCTGATTACACAAAAACAGAACCTGCATTCGATTTTCAAAAGGGCGATTTTATTATTATAAACGGTCGTCCGAAAATGACGGTTGGCAGGGAACGTATAAAAAATTGGGTGCAAAAAATACTCAATACGCAAAAGGGAAGATATAAAATTTATAACGGTACAGGATACGGTATAAATATAGAAGATACTTTTGTCGGAAAGAATTACAATCGTGACTACATCCGTTCGGAAGTCAAGCGTGAGATAACCGAAATACTGACCGCAAATGAAGATATAGTGAGTATTGATAACTTTAATATGGAAGTAGACGGCTCACTGCTTACAGTATCTTTTACCGTAAACAGCGTGTACGGCGATATAAATGATGTTAAGGGGGCGATATAATGGCTGAAACTATTGATACAATACTTGAACGTATGCTTTTGCAGATACCGTCAAGATATGATACGTCGTCGGGAACATATACATACGATATAGAAAAATCAACGGCAATGGAGTTTGAGAATGTTTATGATATTATATCATCTCTCGACTCTTATTTTTATGCGTCAACCGCTACAGGTAAGTATCTTGATATGCGTGTAGGCGAGTTCGGATTGGAACGCAAGGACGCAAGCTATGCAACAGGCTGTGTGACTGTAAGCGGTAACGTCGGAGCAAAAGTGTCTGTCGGTGAAAAGGTGGCGGCGGGAAATATTATATTCAATATAACTGAAAATGCGGTCATACCGAGTGAGGGGAGTGTAACTGTACAAGTTGTATGTGACAGTGCCGGAGTAAAAGGCAATGTTGAAAAAGGGAAAATAAACAGATTTCCGGTTACGATTCAAGGACTTGTATCCGTAACAAATGAAATTTCAACAACAGGAGGCAGTGACAAAGAAGGTGATGTTGAACTGCGAAAGCGTTTTACCGAATATGTTTCGCATCCTATAACAAGCGGAAATAAGTGGCAGTATATCTCTTGGGCAAAATCAGTTGACGGAGTGGGTGACGCAAAATGCTTGCCGTTGTGGAACGGAGCAGGAACGGTTAAAGTGATAATCGTTGACAGTGAAAAACAACTTGCCGGAAGTGAGCTTATAAATAAGGTACAGAGTTATATAGATGAACAATGTCCGATAGGTGCAGATGTGACCGTTACCACTGCAACGGCAGTA